TTTGTGGCGAAAGATGTTGCTGCTGCACTGGGGTACAAAGATACAGACAAGGCTATTCGCACACACTGTAAGGCTGCAAAACCCTACCCCGCCGAAATGGCGGGTCAGGTCAGACATCTATCCGTAATCCCAGAGCGCGATGTGTATCGGTTGATCATGCGCTCTAAGCTCGAGAGCGCTGAACATTTTGAAGAATGGGTGGTTGGAGAAGTGCTACCTAGCATTCGAAAGAGAGGCGGTTACATCGCCGGTCAAGAGCAAGACACGCCAGAACTGATCATGGCCAAGGCGCTGATGGTCGCCCAATCCGTTATTGAGAGCAAAACCATAGAGCTGCAGAGAGCCAAAGAGCAGATTGCCATCCAGGCTCCGAAGGCTGACTTTGCCGATCGGGTAGCCGGCGCCGACAAGGGCGTCCTTCTCGGCAACTTTGCCAAGACAGTCGGCATTGGACCCAAGAAGATATTCGCCATTTTGCGCGAGTTGAGGATCCTGATGAAGGGGGGTAACCGACACAACCTGCCTTTCCAGCAATATCTCGACCTGGGTTACTTTGAGGTCATCGAGAAGCCCTACGAGATCAATGGCGAGACCCGTCTTGCTTTCTCTCCAACGATCACCGGCAAAGGGCAGCAATGGTTGACCCACAAGCTTCTCTCTGCCGGCCACCTGCAAGCTCATGCTGCTTAGCCATCCTGAGGAGGACTGATTATGAGTAAGTCATTGGAATTGGCATTGCGCCTTTTCTCACCTAAGGGGGCGCTCCATGAGCCATCACCCGGTAACGTCAGCAATCTGGGGCGTGACGAGTTTCTCGGTGCCCTGCAAGCGGCCGCCAAGAACAATCCCCAGGGGTATCAGTATCTGATGGCCGATCACCTGTTGGACATGGAGGCGACTCAGGGGTTGCTGGATCATTTCAGCGAGACCCTGGGTAGTAGCGAAGCCGCGGGCATGGCCATGGCTATCCTGCTGCATCGCCCGCTGCCAGAGCAGCTGGATCGGCTGGTGCTGTCTCACCCGCACTATGACAAGGAGCGCCGTCGGGCCGCCGTGGTGATGGAGAAGGCCAAGCGGGCGCACCGTGCTGGCAATGAACATGAGTACCAGCGTCTGCGGGATGAGCGGAACGGGATCCTGGGCCTTGCCCGTGACCACTGTGTGGCTGAGATGATGCAGTCAGGCCGCTGCCCGCACTGCAATGGTACCGGCATGCGTCCGCGCAAGGCGGATGAGTGCCCGAAGTGCCACGGTACTGGGCGAGTGGTGCCGGATGCTGAGCTGGTGTCTCGCCGGTTTGGTACGCAGATGCGGCAGGCGGTGGAGCGCTCAGTCGATGAGGTGATCCACCAAGCATCAGATCTGGCCAGGGTCATGGACCGGCAGGTGAGGGAGATGCGGGCGGCGTAGGAAATCATCATACACCATGCAAAATGGCTCTCTGCTAAAAACAAAATTTCATAGCAATGGAGTGTGACTTAAATGATTGAATACATTGTCTTTATGTGCTTTTTTGAACGTTAAAATAGCACAAATTGTGATATATTTATATTGACGACCAAGCCATCATTGGCCATGATTCCGAGTAAACCATTTACTCACGAATCGTGAGTGAAAGGTGCAAAAAAGGGCCCTAAGGCCCTTGGATTTTGGTAATTATATCCTCTAGATGCTTATAAGCATTTAAAGCAAGCCTGACAAGTTGGACGAACGCGTTGGCTAGCTTGAGGAGCGATTCAGCTGAGTGAGCTATTGCAAGTAGCTTATCAGCTAGCTTCGAAGACCCTGCAGTTGCAAGCTGTGGGGTCTTTGTCTTTTCGGCACGTGCCGAGTCTTTCCGCCCCTTCGGACGTCTTGGTGGCGCCATATAGTGTCTCCCTATTCGGCGGTTGATAAAGTCTTTTGTCTAAATTCATATTCACCTCGCTCGCTGTTTGGTGTGGTTGGTGCCTTATGGTCAATCGCTGCATTTTCCGATCATTCGTCAGCAGGGACAAGGCATGATTATCAACTAGGAAAGGGCATACTGAATTGATTGCTCGAAGCTACCAGTAAACAGTTAGCAACGCCAAACTCATCAGAGCTTTTTGGGCCGTTCCTGAGTCTGTTTGAGCAGTATTTGTCCAGCGAACTCCTCTTAGGTCAAGTAAAGCTGCCATCATCACGCTGCCTGCAAGTCACGATTCGTAGGCATGTCCTCATTCTGCTTTCTTCTACGGTGTGCACTTCCTCTATTGCATCACCAAAATCATTTTCTGCTACCCATACAGATTGCTGTCACGCAATTCATAAAGCGAGTTACTCCGGGTGTGCAGGGCTACTACACACCGACTAGATTGAAAGTTGTGGGCAATGGAGGGACTCAATGGGCAGCAGACTCAAGGGGCATGCCTTGATGGTGGCGGGGTGGGGATTACTTCATGGCGACTTCTTCGACTTGCATGCAATCTCCGGTCTGCTTGGGGTATCAGACGCGGTAGCCGGCGACGTGTTGGTCTACCTGCGTCGTCTTAGCTACGTGGAGACAGTTGCCGAGACCAGGAGCTGCAAGCGTGAGCCAGGGAAGCGAAGCTCTCATCGGGTTTTCATCAAGGTTCTGGCTATTCATCCAGAGCCTCCACCAAGGACAGTGAAGGAGCCTCCAGAGCCAAAGTGGGAACCAGTTCAGCAGCAGCTGGCCAGGTTGGTTAAGATTATGCCTTCGCCGCGGGGAGCTCGCTGAGGCATGTGGTGTAGCGGGGGCTGAGCTTCTCTCGCTTCATCATCCACTCTCTGTTGTCACGCCCTCTCGCAGCAAAGTAGATCTTCCCCATTCGCCCCTGATTAATCCTGTCGATCACCTGCATGAGAGCATCACTGCGGTGATCCTGCTGTTCGTTGATGAATAGATCCCCTTGCTGGATACCGGTAGGGGTGAAGTCGGCCAGCATGACGCCGCCTTTCTGGTACAGCTGCTCATCTCGCCAGATATGGGGAAGTAATTGGGGGATCAGGGCCAGCAGCGCTCGGGTGTCATTGGTGGGCATGTCCAGCTTGGTGCTCACCTGATTACCGTAATAGGGGGCCTTGTCACTGAACGGACTGGTGCGGATGAATAGGGTTACATGGCGGCAGCACATTCCCTCCGCCCTGAGCTTCTCGGCGGCCCGTTCCATGTACCCGGCCAGGGCCTGATACATGGGCCCCATGGTGGTGATCCGCTCGCCAAAGGAGCGGGAGCAGATGATCTGCTGTTTTGCCTGGGCCTCTTGCTCCAGCTCGGCGCAGGGAATGCCCCGCAGCTCCTGCACCGTTCGCTCTACCACAACCCCATATCTCCTGCGAAGGGCCTTTGGATCCGCTGCAACAAGCTCGGCCACCGTCTTGATGCCCTGACTCTCCAGTTTGGCTGTCAGCCGCCGGCCGATGCCCCATATTTCATCCACTGGGGTGATTGTCATCAGCTTGGCGCGCCGTCCCTCGTCACGCAGATCGACAACCCCGCCTGTGGCCGGCCACTTCTTGGCGGCGTAGTTAGCGAGCTTGGCCAGCGTCTTGGTAGGGCCAATGCCGACTCCAACCACAAGCCCAGTCCATTGCTGAACCCGTTCGCGAACTTGGCGACCGTACTCCACCAAGTCGCCAGCCCAGCTCTCGCTCAGCTCGATGAACGCTTCGTCGATGCTGTAGACCTCCACCGCAGGTGCCATCCCCTCCAGAATCGTCATCACCCTCTGCGACATGTCGCCGTAGAGGGCATAGTTGCTAGAGAACCAGACGCCGCCCATTGCCTCGAAGAACTGGCGGATCTGGAAGTAGGGCACACCCATCTTGATCCCCAGCTTCTTGGCCTCAGCCGATCGGGCTACCACGCAGCCGTCATTGTTGGAGAGCACGACAATGGGCACCCCCTTGAGGTCAGGGCGAAACAGGCGTTCGCAAGAGGCATAGAAGTTGTTCACATCAACCAGGGCCACGGCGCAGCTCTTGTTCATGGGGTATCTACCTGATGCACGATAAAGGACACCACCCCGAAAATCTCCAGCTCCTGCCCCTCACTGAAATGGATAGGCCGATAGGCCCGGTTGCCAGGCAGCAGCGCTACTGATGGCTCAAGCTGCAGCTCCTTCACCGTGAACTCGCCATCGACCGCGGCGACCACCACGCTGCCGTGCCTAGCCTTACGGCTGCGGTCAACAACCAGCAGGTCACCATCACGGATCCCGTGATCGACCATGCTGTCACCGGCCGCCCGCACGAAGTAGGTGGCTGCCGGGTGGGCAATGCAGAGTTGGTTCAGGTCGATGGTCTGTTCGACGTAGTCCTGGGCGGGGGATGGAAAGCCGCACGCCGCAGGGGAGAGGAACAAGGGGATTTCCAATGTCGGGGCGTTGAAATCGGGAACTGCAAGCATGATGGTTGGGTCTATTGTGCTGTATATAAATACAGTATAGCGTTGCTCTGGGTGAAGATCACCGTGGAGCGATTGACTCCGCAGTGCTTGTACTCATTTGAATAAATGCCACTAGAGCGGCAGAATGCTATACGGACTCAATAAGATGGTGGATGCACAATGCTGATTGTTTACGCTTGGGAGGTATGGGGAAAGAGGGGCGCGGTTGTGGTTGGTGCTCTATTGCTTGCCTTTTTGGGGGCTCGGATTGCAATGTTTAAGCCTCCTTTGGAGCTTCTGTGGAATTCCGACAATTCTCTTCTGTGCATTGTCGCTGGGGAGTCAGGTTTCGTTCCAGAACAAAACATCGACTATTGTCGTAGATTATTTACAGAGAAAAAGGTGTTGAGAGCCTTCGAGGAGCCTAGTTTTTATGGATATATGCCAGGGGTTAAAGTTCAGACAGACCAGCATGCCTTCAGGAAATTACATCAAGCTCTCAGTGAGCAAGATCCTTCATTTTTCGCTCAAGTCCCTAGCTTTGAAGCATGGTGGAATGAACTCCCTGTCGATACAAAGTCCGGTAGGGGGTAATGATGAGCTATAACCTATGCGCCCTGCCGAAAGAGCAGCAGGAGAGAGTTGAGGTCGAGAAGGCCGCCGCCTATGCGGTGTGGAAGGAGCGGAACCCCGAGATCAAGGTGCCAGCCGAGAGTGAAGCTGGGAACTACAAGGGGGATATGCAGGCCTACTTCCTGCAGCAGGTAGAGCGGTATCGGAAAATATAATGATAAAGAATAAGCTAGCAATTGCGGACAGGTACTTACAGGAAATTAAGTTTCTAATCGACAAGCAAGGGTGCAGTCTTGAACTAATAGATAGAGCCTTTTACTGGGTAGGCCCAAATGGTGATGAATCATCCTGCTCAGTATCTAATAAAATTATGAACACATTAGTATCGAATCAAATATTTTCTACTCACCTATCAAGGGGCATGATGTTGGCAACTCCTGTATATATGCTCGCAATTGGTAGCGACCCAAGGAAAAAACTGAAAGATGTATGTAATCCAAATATGCATGAACGCAACATCATACGACTTACTTTCTCAATGTATGGGATTTTCGATCTCGGCCCTTGGGAAGGATATATGAAGGTATGGTAACCAAGTTGTTGAATCCCCGCCGCCCCAGCGTTAGTATTGCCCAAAGATGGCCAGAGTCCCCGTGACCCTGGCCTTTTTCATTTCTGGCCCGCCTTGTGCGGGCTTTGTCGTTTCTGGAGGGGAGTAAATGGGGAAAGAAGAGGAGTTCGCGACGGCTGCGGCCGCTGCTGGTGTGGCAAAGTCCGCACCGCCAGTGGTCGTGTCCGGCATGACACTGGCCGGGTACTCGCTCAATGACTGGGTGCTGGCAGCCACGTTGACGTGGATCGCGGTTCAGATGGGCTGGTTCATCTGGTCGAATATCATCAAGCCGCGCCGCCAGCAGGGAGGTGCATAGTGAGCAAGGTCCGCATCGCAATCGCTGCTCTCACGCTGAGCGCCGCCGGCTTTGTGGGGATCCTGAATCGGGAGGGGTGGGGGCCGGTGGCTTACCCCGACCCGGTACACGGCACCAAGCTTCCTACCATCGGGTTCGGAAGCACCGAAGGGGTCAGGATGGGCGACACCATTACTCCTGTTGCTGCGGTGAATCGGAGCCTGCGGGAGGTGCGGGTGTTCGAGGACTCCCTCAAGGCCTGCATCCAGGTTCCCCTCCATCAGTATGAGTTCGATGCCTATGTCGAGCTCTCCCACAACATCGGCCCTGGGGCCTTCTGTCGCTCCACCATCGTGAAGCGCCTGAACGTTGGCGATTATCCCGGGGCGTGTGAGGCAATCCTGCTGTTCAAGCGTGCTGGCAACCAGGACTGCTCGACGCCGGGGAATCGGGTATGCCCCGGGCTGTGGAAAGACCGGCTGCGCCTCAATGCCAAGTGCAAGGGGGAGTGATGGCGACGATCCCGCAAAGCAGAGCGTTGCCGTTCCTGGCTGGCGCCCTGGTGATAGCAGCATTGGCCGGTGGCGGGGTGGAGCTCTACCAGTCCGGTCATTCCGATGGGGAAGAGGGGGAACGCAAGACTTGGCAGGCGAAGTGGAATGAAGAGGCCACCAGGCTCGCCACCGCCAGAACCAAGGCTGAGCAGGACGCCCGGGAAGAAGAGAATCGCCGGCAGGCTGAAATTGATGAGGTGAGAGACCATGCACAAGAAGAAATCGCCCAGGCACAAGCTGATGCCGCTGCTGCTGGCGTTGAGTCTGGCCGGCTGCGCGAGCAAGCCCGCCGCCTGGCAGCCCGAGCAAGTCAGTGCGCCAGCAATCCCAGCACTGCCCAAGGAGGCCAGGCAGCTGGACAACCTGCAATGGTGCTCGCCGACCTGCTCAGCTGGGCTGATGAAAGAGCGGGTGAGCTGGCAGCAGCGTATGACAGAGCTCGAGCATCAGGATTAGCCTGTGAACGAGCCTATGACTCCCTGCGCACCGCGACCATGAAACCCCGCCCATAACGGCGGGGTTTGTCTTTCTGGGGAAGGGGAGAAGGTGATGCAGATGAACGGGAGCAGTGAAGTGATAAACGGTATCGACGTGACTGGGGTGATCGCCAGCGTAGAGCACTACGACGGAGGCGAGGTCCTGGTTGTTCTTTCCTCCGGTGTTTCCGTTGTGGTTCCAGCTACTCACAAGCCGGTACCTGGTGACACCATCGTTGAAGGCGAGCTATCTCTCTAAATGGCAAAGACCGACTGGGCAGAGCTCAATGCAGAATTTCTGCAGGAGCATGAAGCGACCGGCATCAGTGCGAAAGACTGGTGCGATAGCCGCGGCCTTAACTACAACTCGGCGCGTCGCTATTTGAAATCTCGGGGGCAATCTTCCGAGCCCTATAAAAAATCTCGCGTAGCTGCGCAAACTGCGCATCCCGAAGTGCGCAAAACTGCGCAATCTGCGCAAGCCAAGAGGAATGAAGCCAAGGGCAAAGGGGGAGAGAGGAGAGGGGAGAAGTCCTCGGCATCCACTCATACCCCGGCCAGCTTGGACCAGAACTCGAAAACCAACTCGGGGCGCCAGCCAGATGGGCGCTTTGACAAGGGAAATCGGGAGTCCGTAGGCAACCAAGGCAACCAGAACCCGCCGAATAAGTGGCAACCCGGCGACCGGCCGGCGTTGACCCATGGCGGTTACGCCCAGTTCCTCGACGCGGAGGAGCTGTTCGACCATGCAGAGGAGTTGCGACTGACGGATGAGCTGGTGTTCACCCGGGCTCGCGTTATCTCTGTCACCAAAACCATGAAGTCCCTACAGCAAGATCTGGTTGAGGCAAAAGAGGTGACCGACCGGATCGCGCTCTATGACAAGATCTTGCGGGCTGAGCAGGCTCTCGACCGCAACATCCAGCGTATCGAGTCCATCGAGCGCACGCTGAGCGCCCTGCGCATTGATGAGGTTACGGGGCCGAAGATTGAGGCCGACACCAAGCGTATCAAAGCCGCGACCCGCAAGCTGACTGCCGAAGCCGACAGGTTGGAGAAGGATGGTGGGAGTGAGTCAACACCGGTCAGCGAGATGGTCACAGAGCTGCAGGGGATGGGGACTGGTGGACTGATGAGCGGCTACTGAATGTGGTATCATTAGGAGCTAATTCTCATGGAGCAATGTAAATGACAAATGGAGCAGAACTGGAAGCAAAATATAGAAACAAACTAATGTTCATTGCCTCGCTGATTATCATTTATTCTGTGTCAGGAGGACAGTTGCCTGGGGAATTTAGTTTTTTAGGTGCCAAACTAATATTCAAACACCCAGCCAATCTGGAGTTGGCCGCGTTAATCGTGATGTTGTTTTATTGGTGGCGGCATAGACAGTGCTCTATTGAAATTAGAAATAAAATAAAGGCGGATGCGTATGAGGCAATGGAAATTCCTCTCTGGATGAGAGTGAAAATAAATGCCGATGGTTATAAGGATGGTTCAGCTTTACATGAACCACGTGATGGGTATAGCGTGGGTGTTGAAGTCGAATATGATGAACAGTTTGGTGGTGACACTATAAATGGATATGCTAAGTGGTCAGGGTTATTCAATGTCGATGTATGGATGATTTATGGGACTCGCGATAATTCATACCCACGGTCCTCAAGAGACTTAAGCCTCAAGGAATGGAAGGACCGTTGGGCTTTCATGTGGAGATATTGGTTTAGTTATTTGAAAAACTCTTGGCGCATGCCTGATTTTGGAGATGCAGTGCTCCCTACTATAATTACGATTATTGCTTTGACGTCACATCTACTTAATAAATATGGAAAGCACATTTTCATGTGATTGATTCTTCCACAACCAACCCGCTTCGGCGGGTTTTTTATTGCCTGAGATCCTCCATGACCGAACCCGATACCTCCGCCATGAGTGAGCAGGAGCAGATGGCCTACATCCGCTCGAAGCTCAGCGATAAGTGGTGGCGGATGAACAACCTCTACATGATCGAGAATGAGCAGGGCAAGCTGGTGCGCTTCCGGCTGCGCCCGGCGCAAGAGCTGCTGTTCCGGACCATGTGGTACCTGAACATCATCCTCAAGGCGCGCCAGCTCGGGTTCTCCACGGCCATCGATATCTACCTGCTGGACGAGGCGCTGTTCAACAACAACATCAAGTGCGGGATCATCGCCCAGGATCTGACGGCGGCCGGCGAGATATACCGCACCAAGATTGAAGTGCCGTTCGATAACCTGCCCAGCTGGCTCAAGGCCCAGTTCAAGGTGGTGACCCGGCGCGGCGGGGCGAATGGCGGCCATATCCTGTTCCGGCATGGCTCCAGCATTCAGGTGGCTACCTCCTTTCGCTCCGGTACCGTCCAGCGCCTGCATGTCTCGGAGCACGGGAAAATCTGCGCCAAGTACCCGGAGAAAGCCAAAGAGGTGCGCACCGGTACCCTCAACGCCATTCACCCTGGGGCAATCGCCTTTATCGAGAGCACAGCAGAAGGGGTTGGCGGCGACTTCCACAGCATGAGCATGAAGTCTCTGGAGCTGGCGCGAACCTCTGGTGAACTGAGCCAGCTCGACTGGAAGTTTCACTTCTTCGCCTGGTGGCAAGACCCCAAGTATCGCGCCGAGGTTCCCGCGTCAGGCGTGGTGATGAGCAAGACCCAGGCCGAGTATTTCGCCGCCGTTGAAAAGGCGATGGACTGCACCATCAGCGATGAGCAACGCCAGTGGTACGTACTCAAGGAGGCTAACCAGGGCGCAGAGATGAAACAGGAGTTCCCCAGCACGCCGCTGGAGGCATTCCTGACATCTGGCCGTAGAGTGTTCGACCCCATCGTTACGATGGAGGCAGAGGGCGACTGCATGGCCCCGCTTATCGTCTATGACATGGACCCGGTTACCGGCAGGCGCGAGAAGGCTCGCAAGCCGGAGCAATTGGACGAGCGGGGGCAGCGCTCGCTCGAGAACATGCTGCTGGTCTGGGAGTTACCTGACCCCGATGAGGATTATGCCGTCGGCGCTGACGTGGCGGAGGGGTTAGAACATGGTGACCGGTCATCGTTTGATGTTGTGGCCAAGAGCGATGGCCGACAGGTGGCCCATTGGTTTGGGCATCTGGATCCCGGGCTGTTTGCCCAACTACTGGCCCATGTGGGCAAGTGGTACGGTACCACTGAGCATGGCCCAGCCTTCATTGGCCCAGAGCGAAACAACCACGGCCATGCCGTGCTGCTGGCCCTGCGGGATCACTACCCAGTGCGCCGCATCTATGCCCAGGAATACATCGACCGGGACCGAGACGATGAGACGCCGCGCCTTGGCTGGCTCACGACCCGGCAATCCAAGCCGATCGTGGTTGATGGCCTCAAAGACCTGATGCGTGCCGGCCAGTCGGGGATCCGCTGGATAGGCACAATTCACGAAGCAACCACCTACGTCTACGACAAAAGCGGCAGCATGAACGCCCAGACCGGTTGTTACGACGACCAGTTGATGAGCTACATGATCGCCCAAGAGATGCGAGCCCGCATGCCTGCCCGCATCGTCAAATCCGAAACCACCCGTAAACCCAAGCACTGGATGGCCAACTGATGAACCAGACCCAACCCAAGGCCCCCGAACAGGGAGGCTTCGATACCTCACGCCTGCTCAACCTGATGAGCGACATAGATGGCCAGCCAGATTGGCGCACCATGGCCAACCGAGCCTGCGCCTACTATGACGGCGACCAGCTGCCGCCACAGGTGGTCAAGGTGCTCGAGGAGCGCGGGCAGCCGATAACCATTCACAATCTGATCGCCCCCACCATTGATGGGGTGCTGGGCATGGAGGCCAAGAGCCGCACCGATCTGATGGTCATTGCCGACGACCACGATGATGAGTTGGAGCAGCTGGCTGAGGCCGTCAATGCGGAATACGCCGACATGTGCCGGCTTGGCGGGCTGGACCGTGCTCGTGGCGAGGCATATGGCGGTCAGATCAAGACCGGCATCGGCTGGGTGGAGGTGCGCCGCAATGATGACCCTTTCGGCCCACGCTACCGGTTCAGCAACGTGCCGCGAGACGAGGTTTACTGGGACTGGCACAGCCGCGAGCCCGACCTGAGTGACAACCGCTGGTTGATGCGGCGCCGTTGGGTGGATCTGGATGAGGCAAAGACCATGTTCCCGAGCAAGGTCGAGGCTCTCAACTGGGGAGTGAACGACTGGGACGGGTTTGTCAGCCTCAACACCATAGAAGGGATGGACCCCAACCTTGCCAGTGCCTTTGAGGAGTGGGGGCACTTCGACCGCAAGCAGGTCGAGTGGTGCAGTCGCAATCGGGATCGGGTGTTGCTGCAGGTGGTCTACTACCGCACCTACACCATGCGTCAGGTGTTGATGCTCGACTCTGGCCGGGCACTGGAGTATGACAAGGCCAATCAACTGCACCTGGCTGCAGTAGCCATGGGGCGTGCCAAACTGGAACGCTGCCCTGTGGCCTCGATCCGGGAGTCCTGGTTTGTTGGCCCCCATCATCTGGTGGATCGCCCCTGCGCCGCCCCCCACAACATGTATCCGCTTGTCCCGTTCTGGGGATACCGCAAGGACCGCTCTGGCGAGCCTTATGGCCTGATTGCCCGCGCCATGCCGGCACAGGATGAAGTGAACCTACGCCGCATCAAGCTCACCTTCCTGCTGCAGGCCAAGCGCGTCATCATGGATAAGGACGCCACCAACATGAGCCGGGATCAGGTGCTGGAGCAGGTAGAGCGCCCTGATGGCTATATCGAGCTCAACCCAGACCGCGCCAACAAAACCAGCGTGAGTGATGCCTTCAAGGTGGAGCAGGACTTCAACGTTGCCGCCCAGCAGTTCCAGGTGATGCAGGACTCTGTGAAGCTGATCCAGGACACCATGGGGGTTTATGCCGCCTTCTTGGGGCAGGGCACCACCGGTCAATCTGGTGTGGCCATCAGCAACCTGGTAGAGCAGGGGGCCACCACACTCTCTGAGATTAACGACAACTACCGAATGGGCTGCCAGCAGGTAGGCCAGCTGGCGCTTTCGTATCTGCTTGAGGACATGGCCAGCAAGCGCAACCACAAGGTGACGGTTAACCGCGATGACCCACGCCGCCGCAAGGCCGTTGTGATCAACGTGGAGCAGGAGGATGGCAAGCTCACCAATGACGTGACCCGCCTGCGCGCCCACATCGCCCTGGCGCCGATCCAGCAAACTGCCGCCTACAAGCAGCAGCTGGCTGAGAGAATGACCCAGGCCATGTCGCAACTACCGCCAGAGGCCGCTGGCGCCTGCTTTGACCTGCTGGTTGAGCTGATGGACGTGCCACGCAAGGCTGAGTTCGTGGAGCGTGTGCGCAAAGCGCTGAACATCCAGAAGGATCCGGAGGAGATGACCGACGAGGAACGTGCTGCCGCCGAGCAGCAGGCCCAGCAGCAACAGATGGAGCAGGAGATGGCGATGCGCGAGATGCAGGCCAAGTTGGCCGAGTTGGAGGGCAAGGCCGCCAAGTGGCAAGCGGAGGCTCAACGCATTACCAAGCTGACCGACTCTATCCGGTTCGAGGATGCCCTCAAGCAAGCCCAGACCGGTAAGACGTTGCAGGAAATGGAACGGCTGGCGGCAGAGCAGCAGACCATCCAGGGCGAGCAGGCGGCTATACAGGCCCAGCTTCTGGACACTATTCAGCAGCAGATCGACGCCATCACGCTCTGATGGTTGCTTTCCGGACAGCCCAGCGTTAGGATTTCCCCAACATGGCCCAGTCTCTCGAGATTGGGCCTTTTTGTTTGGGAAATATGACAGTAGAGCGGTACATCCTCCAGCCTGTAATATTCGATATGAGTCTACAGACTCCCGTGCTTATACCTTTTGCCCGCATCCCGCGGGCTTTTTTATAGACCAGCCTCGAGCTGGTTTTTTTGTGCCCAGCCCCAGCCGGGGAGAGCTCTCCCCGAGAACCATCCCCCGCTTGGGCAGCGATACCACCCACTGAAAACCCACGAGGACAACCATGGATACGAACATCGACAACCTGACCGGGACTGAAAGCCTGGATGAACTGGAAGCCATGCTGGCGGAGATCGAGCAATCGCCCGATGCCGAGCTGGGTGATGGCACTGTTACTGAGAAAACGGACGTAGAAGCCGCGCCGTCGGCGGTTGAAGTAGCAGCCGGTACTGAAGAGGCTAACGCCGAGCAGGGCGGTGAAGTGGCCAAGGTGCCTGAGAAGGTGATCCTGGCCAAGAGCGGTCAACACACTATCCCGTATGACGTGCTGGAGCAGGCGCGCAATGAGAACAAGGCACTGCGTGAGCAGCTTGGCCAGTCTCAGCAGGCTCAGGCAGAACGGGACAAGCTTCAGGCGCTGCTGGAGAAGCATGGGATTAACCCTGATGCCGACCCGGACCAGCTCGACCTGAAGGAAGTAGAGCAGCTGGCTCAGGACTATCCGGAGATCGGTAAGGCCCTGACCGCGATGGCCAACAAGATCCATCGGCTGGAACAACCAGCAGCTCAACCGGTTCAACCAGCCACCAATCCGGTGCAGGCCGCGCTGCAGGCGGTACCTGACCTGGTTGATTGGCGGGACAAGGACCAAGACCGCTTCGATTTCGCCATCATCGTCGATGAAAAGCTCCAGGCTGATCCTGCGTGGCAAAGCAAGTCACTGGATGAGCGATTCGCAGAGGCTGCTCGTCGCACCAAGCTGGCCTTTGGCGATGCCGTGGAGACTGCTCCACCGCCAGCCAAGGCACCCAGCAAGGAAGCAGAGAAGCCGGCTGACTTTATCCCGTCCAGCCCTTCGGTTCTCGGCCAGACCCATCATGCGCCAGCTACCGGTGTTGAGCGTTATAGCTCCATGTCCCAGACCGAGCTGGTCGTGGAGTTCGGCAGCATGACCGACGCCCAGATTGACGCCCTGCTGGAACAGTCCGGGCTTTAACCCAAAACCCATCTATACAAGCCAACCCCGACCACTGTGTCGGGGTTTTTGTTTTCATGTAGGAGAGGACTATGACCCAAGTCACCTCGGCGCAAGCCAACAAGATTTTGCAGGCGGCACTGTTTACGTCCGCCAACCGTTCCCACTCGCTGGTGAACATGCTGACCGAAGAGGCTCCCAAGGGGGCCAAGGTCAACGGCGGCAAGCAGACCAGTGCTGGCGCCCCTGTGGTTCGCATCACCGATCTCGGCAAGGGTGCAGGCGACGAAGTAGATATGCAGCTGTTCCACCAACTGTCTGGCCGCCCGACCATGGGCGACAAGAAGCTGACTGGACGCCTTGAAAGCATGTCCTTCGCCGACTTCTCGCTCAAGATCAGCCAGACCCGGCACGGTGTGGATGCTGGCGGCAAGATGAGCCAGAAGCGCACCAAGCACGATCTGATCAAGACCGCTCGTGTACTGCTGGCGGATGGCTACTACGGCCGCCTTGTTGACCAACGTGGTTTTGCCCAGCTGGCCGGTGCTCGCGGCGACTACACGGCCACCGATATCATTCTGCCGCCGGCAGATGATCCCGAGTTTTCGGAGATCATGATCAACCCGCTGACCGCGCCGACCTACGAGCGCCACTTCTTCGGTGGTGACGCGACTACCTTCGAAGCCATCGACGCGGCAGATCGCTTCAACCTCGGCTGCGTGGACAACATGGCGCTCTATCTGTCCGAGATGGCCAACCCCATTCAGCCGATCCGCATGGTGGCCGACCCGTCCGGTGGTGAGCCGCTCTATGTGCTCTATGTCACCCCGCGTCAATGGCATGACTTCTACACCTCCAGTTCCGGTAAAGACTGGAATGCCATGCTGGCGGCTGTGGCAGAACGAGCCAAAGGCTGGAACCACCCCATCTTCCGCGGGGAAGGCGCCATGTGGCGGGGGATCCTGGTCAAGCAATACAAGGGCATGCCGATCCGCTTCAACCAGGGCAGCACCGTCAAGGTTTGTGCGACCAACTCCACTACCGGCGCGGAAGTGGACAAGGTTGCCAGCACCATGATCGACCGCGCTGTGCTGCTGGGCGGCCAGGCGCTGGCCAACGCCTTCGGCTCCGGTGAGCAAGGCGGCTCCTTCGGCATGCATGAAGAGAAAACCGACCACGGTAATGCAACTGAAATGTCCATCAATTGGGTATCCGGTCTGCAGAAGATCCGCTTCAAGCAGCGCAACGGCAACATTCAGGACCACGGCTGCATGGTGCTGGATACCGCGGTGAGTGCCATCGGCCGCTAAGCCACCAACTCAGGGGGCTATCCACCCCCTTCTCTTCACTATCTGATCTCACAAGGAGCCATATCATGGCCAAGACTACCCTGATTGCCAAAGCGTACCGCTGGTTTGTCGGCGCGTTCGGCAACCTCTCTATCTCCCCGACCCTGGTAGCCAAACTGGCTACTGTGCCCGCTGGCGATGTCGTCGCGTTCGGCGACAAGGTGGAGCCCAACCTGAAAGTGGTGGGGGTCACCCTCTTCACTGGTGCGCTGGGGGCCAGCACCACAATCACGGCCAAGATCGGTACTACCACCATCATCAATGCCGAGAGCACGGCGACGGCGGTGGCCAAGTACATCCCGGTCGATGACCTGATGACCGAGGCGGATCAGGAGATCAGTCTCACCGTTGGCGGCGGCACGGCAACAGGCACCGTCAAGCTCAAACTGCATTACGAAGTGATCGGCAACCTCTAAGGCTGCCCATCATATTGCGCCCGGCTCTGTGCCGGGCGTTTCTATTTCTGGATTGGAGAGACAACCGTGAGCGACAAGATTGCTGTGGTTTACATCGGCGACAAGCCGAGCAAGAAAGACACCGTCACCGGCTCCCGCCTTGTGTTCCCTCGGCACAAGCCGGTGGATGTTGAGAGCCACATTGCCATGCAACTGCTGGAATTCCCCTCTGTGTGGCGCCGCTCCGAAGAGCTGGGGGATGTAAAGGCCCAACAGGAAGCGCTGGAACAAGCTGCGATTGAAGAGGCTGAGCGCCTGGCTGCAGAAGAAGCTCGCCTGGCCGAAGAACAGAGCATGGTTGTCGGGGACCGCGACTTGGCCAAGCTGACCTCTGCGCAGCTGGCCACCCTGGTGGAAGGCGAGGACCTGCGCCTTGATCCGCAAGGCCCGCAAGAGAAGGTCGGCGATTTCCGGGTGCGCGTGCGTGATGCCATGAAGGCCAAGCTGGCAGAGCAGGAGGGCTGACATGCAGATGGTGCCGCGTGAGCAGTTCCTGCCAACCGTCAGGATGCATATCACTGGCCCGCTGGAGATCATGCTGGAGGAGGCCGTCACTGAGGCGGCCATTACCTTCTGCCGCGAGTCAGAGCTCATCACCCTGGATCGGTATATTCGCTCGGCATCAGCAGGGAGCTTGGAGACGGTATGCGATACCGATGGCCTGACCTCCTGCAATGTACTGCACCTGACCGGTGAGGGTGGCGCACCCTTTGTCAGCGGGCGTGACTACTTCGCAATCTCGACCAACGAGATCAGCGTGCTGACCGACCTGGACAACGTGCGTGTCTGGTTTGCTGCTGCCCCGCTCAAGGGGAGCAAGACGCTGCCGGCTCAGCTCTACACCGATCATGCCGAGGCCATTGCCCATGGCGTGGCCGCGCTGCTCTATGCCCAGCCAGACCGCCCTTGGTCTGACCCCAAGCGTGCGGGTTACCACCGCGCCGAGTTTGTTGAAGGGTGGCGCCGTGCCGGTCGCTTCCGCAAGCAGCACAGTGCCCCGACTCAGGTCGAGTTCCACAACCCTCCCCGTAAGCACTCATTTTTTTAAAGGACCCCACACATGGCAACCGTTACCGTTGACTCGATCCTCAAGCGGGTAAACACCTTGCTCAACGATCGCACTTGGGTTCGCTGGCCCAAGCAAGAGCTGCTGGACTATTACAACGACGCCGCCAAGGCAATCGTGTTGATGCGTCCGGATGCACACACCAAGAACGTGCAATTTAGCTGTGCCGCAGGTACCAAGCAGAGCCTGCCGGCTGACGCACTCCGGTTGATCGAGGTACTTCGCAATGCTGATGGCAAGGTGATCCGCTTTGTACCGCGGCGAGCACTGGATGACAGTTATCCGGATTGGCACGCCGGCAAGGTCGGTACCAGTGTGGCGGCTTACACCTATGACGACCGTGACCCCAAGAACTTCTATCTCTACCCAGGCCCAGCTGCTGCTGTGAAAGTAGACGTAATCTACTCCGTTGCCCCGCAATCCAAGGTGCTGACAGATGTTGAGAGCGCAGGTACCCCGGCGCTGGCTGATCTGGATGACATCTACATCAACCCGCTGATCGACTTCATCATGTACCGAGCCTTCTCGAAGGACTCCGAATACAGCGCCAACTCCAATCGGGCGGTCGGTCATTACAACGCCTACCTGCAGCAACTTGGTGAGAAGACCCAAGTTGATGCCAACATGGAGCAGCGCAAGACCGAAGGCTTCTCCCGCGTGACCGGGCAGTAAGGGGGCAGCATGGCTGGAGTGTGGAAGCGTGATGGCACCATTGCTGTCACCAAAGGGAGCAAGAAGGTGGTAGGCACTGGGACCACCTTTGCCGATCCGAAGAATGCCGCCGCAAAAGGGCACCTCTTGGTAATGGTGACCGGTACCACTGTAGACCTGTATGAAGTTGACTACTCAGAGTCGAATACTGTGTTTTATCTGGTAGAGGCTTACCGGGGAGCTACCGGCACCGGTAAGGCCTATGCCATCGACACATCTCGGACAGACTCCATCCCGGAGTTTGCCCGCCGTCTAAATGCCACCCTGGGGGCATATCAGCAGCAGAGTGATGCTTTCCAGGCTCTGCTGACCAGTGATGCGGCAACCATCGAGGTAACCGCGCCTGATGGCACAAAGCACACCATGATCCCGTGGAAGCGAGTTACCAGCGAGGGGGAGGGGCAAGCAACTCGCGCCAAGGCCGAAGCGGACAAGGCCGCGGCATCAGCCGATCTGGCTGTCAACGTGGTCAGGGATTCCGCCATGCCACTGCCTGATGTGTGGTCCCCCCTAGTGGATAGCCTTCGGCTGATAACCGGCAAGGGGAGGGAGATCAAGGTTGGTGATGAAGTTGTCTCCCGCCGCTGGGAGTTTGAACGGTTAAGTGCTGCGACTGAGCGCCAACGAGATGGCAAATTACGGCTCGTTCCAGCTGGAGAACCCCGCTATGAGGGTGGCGCCTTGGTCAAGGAACGCAGCTCTACAAACTTGTGCTTCCCTCACGATGCCAGTAGCGGCTGCGTTGGTACGAGGGGGACAGTTGAGGTAACCGCTGGCGTGGGCCTTCTGGGTGAGTCTCTGACAACGAAGTTCCGCGAGGACAATTCAGACGGCCCCCATTATATGTGGCTTAAAAACCTGTCGGGGTTTACTGCGGGAGATGTTGTTTCTATTACCGTTGAATTGGTGCCATTACGCGCCAGCATGGACAAGATCCAGATTGGTGGGGATAACTTCAGCTCGCCGACCAAGACGACCTATGATGTGCCGCCCACCCAGATTGGGAAGCCAATGGTCATCACATATACAGGAACAGCAACCGCTGCCACAGCGCGAGGGTATGTATGGGCTATGGTCGGTGGGCAAAGTCAGTGGCAGGGCGATAACAGCATCAACTTTGAAGTGCTCTCTGTTCAGGTCGAGAAAGGCCCACCGACTTCGCTTATCCCAACCACCACGGCTGCCGCCACTAGGGCAACTGAACTGGTGTGGCTGCCCGGCCCAGTAAACAGTCCTGGCTATGGCAAGAGCCGAACCTATGCTCTCGAATTCGAGGTAATTAGCGGTAGCCTGTCGGGATATATCCCGTTGTTCTGCGATGGCTCATATCCCACTCGCACTTTTGTTGGCGTCTGGAGTGACGGAAATCTGATGGCCAACAACGACTATGTGAAGGCATTCACCACCCAGTTTGCCTTCAACAAGCGCAACGTCATTTCGGCAACGTTTGACTATGACGGCGGCAATGTAGCGTACAGCCTCAACGGCGGCGCTGTCGTGAAATCATCGACACCTTGCACTATCAAACCAGGTCAGGTCGAAGTCCCCTATGAGCGTTTGGAAATTGGTGCGCTCGGTGGATGGGGGCATGCGTCCAGCATCAGGATCCGCAATTTCCGATGCTGGTACCGTTCAGCGAGTGATTCCCAACTCAGGGCCATCAAATGACCCGCCACTACTTTTGGAAGGACAAGACCCATGACCGTGATTGATCTCTATCTCAAGGCCGGCAGCAAGTCTGCCATGACGCAGACCCTCAAGGCGGCAGGCTTTAGCCAGGATCCCGATACCGGTGAGCTTTATCACCCGGATTCCGCCCTGGCGGTGATCGGGACTATCTATAAGCCAACCGGTGAACAGGTGATGGTAGATGGCCGCATGGAGGATGTGACGGCCCCATTGCCTGGTTATCACGTTAATGTGCGCACCAAGTCTGCTGAGTTGGCCACTGCCCTTGATGCCCAGCGGATGTATCCCAAGACCCCCACGCAAAAGTGGGCATGAGCCCAGCGCTTGCCTCCTGACGCGCCCGGCGTTAGGATTTACCCATCATGGCCCTGCTCTCCCGAGTGGGGCTTTTTCGTTTCTGCCTCTCCGAGATCCCCATGCCCGTACTCGATATCGTCACCATGCGAGGGACTATGCCGCGCGTGGAGCCACACCTTTTGTCTGATGAAGTCGCTGTGATTGCCAGTGACTGCCATTTTGACCATGGCGTTATCTCCCCGCTGGAGGATGACGCCAGCGCGGGCGTGGAGTTGCCTATCGTGCCCACTACGCTCTTTCACTATGGTCAACACTGGTTCGCCTGGAACAAAGTGGTGGAGGCCATGCGCTCGCCAATTGCCCAGGATCCATACGGTCGGGTTTATTACACGGATGGTGAATACCCCAAGGTGACTCATGCCCAGATCGCCACTGGCGGAGCCAACAAGCCGACGGCGTGGTACCGGCTTGGCATCCCGGCACCAGGCGTTCCTGTTGGAGTGGGCGTAATTACGCCGCCATCCGGTGGTGTCGATGACGACCTCATTGATGACGAAACCCGCTTCTATGTGGACACCTTCGTGACTGCGATGGGAGAGGAGGGGCCACCCGGCCCAGCCAGCGGAAAAGTCACCATCACGATCCCTGGGTCGTCTGTTGCCTTGGTACTGACTCAACCGACATCCCAGAACAGCAACATCACCAAGCGCAGGATCTACCGGTCCGTGTCAGGAGGTGGCATTGCCGACTACCTGTTGGTGGCCGAGCTGCCGATTGCTCAAGCGTCCTTTGTCGATAACAGAGCGGATGGGGAGCTGGGCGCCGTGCTGGAGACTTACGGCTACACCATGCCGCCCGAGGGCTTACGTGGGCTTTGCCAAATGGCCAACGGCATGTGTGCCGGGTTTGCTGGCAACTCCCTCTACCTGTGCGAGCCGTATCTACCCTATGCCTGGCCGGAGAAGTACCGGCTGACCACGGAGCACGACATCGTTGCGATCGCCGCCATCGACACGACTCTGGTGATTGGGACCAAGGGATACCCCTATCTGGCGCAGGGTGTAAGCCCTGCCTCTGTAACCACTCAGAAGCTGAGTCAGCTGCCACAGGCCTGCATCAGCGGACGCTCTATGGTCGCTATGGATGGAGTGGTGCTCTATGCCTCTCCAGATGGGCTGGTAGGCGTTGGTGCCAATGGCGGGCAAGTGGTCACCGAGCAGGTCATTACCCGCAAGCAGTGGCGCGCCATGAAGCCGGAATCCATGCGGGCATGGCACCACGAAGGCAAGTATGTAGCTCTGACTGATACCCAGGCATTCATCTTTGACCCCAAGAGTGGCGACATCCGTGAGCTGACGAACCGGTGGGATGCAGCAGTATCCGATATGGAGAGCGATTCCCTCTTCGTGGCTAAGGGCCGCAGTTTGCAAATTTGGCGTGGCGGTAGTGCCAGTAATGGCCAGTTCGTGTGGCGATCCAAACTCTTCATGACGCCAGAGGGAACATCGTTCAGCTGTTGCCGGGTGTTGGCGGGGGATATTGCCAAGGTGGGGATCACGCTGCTCGTTGATGGTGAACCAGTGATGGAGCTGTCTCCTGGCAACCTTGTGGATGGGGCGTTCAGGCTACCGCCAGTGCGCGGCCGCTTCTGGCAGATTGAGGTCTTTGGTACCTCAGTGGTACGTCGTATCACGCTGGCTAGCAGCATGGCGGAGATGGTGAACTGATGGCCAAGAAACCCGCATACCGTGCTGGCCGGGACCAAGCCGCAACCTCTGAAAACGTAGAGCTGCTGACAGGGCAGCGTGGTGACCGGCTCGACAAGGCTGTTACCTTCCGGGAGTTGACCGCCTTGGGGTTGTCCACTCTGCGCCCAGGGCCTGGCGGTATTTACGTCCCCGGTAAGAACCCTGACCTTTTCCCTCCTGGCCAGATGGAGTTTCCTCATGCCCCGGTCAATGTGATCGCCAATGGCGCATTTCACACTGTCCTGGTGGAGTGGGATTCGCCACGGTACCGGGGGCATGCCCATGCCGAGATTTGGCGGGCGGAGAAGGACAACCAGCCCGATGCCGTGCTGGTTGGCACCACATCAGCAAACCTGTTCTCTGATGCGATTGGGAAGGGGGCGAAGTTCTACTACTGGGTGCGTTTCGTCAACGGCAAGGATGACCATGGTCCATTTCAGGGCGTGAAGGGTGTTGTGGCTGAAACCAGCCGGGATGTGCAGGACATTCTGGATGAGCTTCAGGGCAAGATTGAAAAGAGTCATCTCGTGCAAGAGCTGCTCAAGCCCATTGAGGCTGTCCCACAGCTACAGCTTGATGTCACTATCCTGAAACCCAAGGTCGATGAAATTGAGGTGATCCGCCCTAAAGTTGACGCCATCGAGAACAAGATCCCCAGTATCGAGCAGGAGTTGGCTGGACTGGATGAGCGGCAGAAGGTTGCTCAGGACCTGCTGGATGATGCCCAGCAGCAGCTGGGAAACTCGAGCATCGAAATTGGTCTGGTGCAGGATCGTCTCAATGCCAAGTTGGACAAGTACAAAGGCGATTTTGACTCGTTCCGTGACGCGGTTTTTGTTGTCGATCCCGAAAATGGCAGCATCACGATGGATGCAGTCAATGCCGTGCGAGATGAGCTGCACACCTCCATCACCGAAGTTCATCAAGGACTGGATGCCGTAGCCGGCCAGATCACCAGCAAGGCTGACAATGTCACTGTTGATGGCCAGGGCAAGCGTATCACTGAGGCAGAGCAGCGCATCGATGGCCTTGATGCCAGCCTGAGCCAGACCGTTACCAAGGGCGAGTTCACCGAAGAGCAGAAGAAGGTCACCGAGATCGGGCAGGAACTCAACGCCACCAAAGGGGAGTTGAGCCAGAAGGCTACACAGCAAGAGGTTGATGCCCAAGGTGAACGGCTGGCTAACGCCCAAAGCAAGCTGACAGTGCATACCGATGAGCTGAGTTCACAGGCGCAGCGTCTTGATGGATTGACCGCTCAGGTCAAGCAGGGGGATGAAACGCTGCAGGCGAGCATTACCGATCTCGCCCGGGTGACGGCGGAGAGTGATCGGGTTACCGCTCAGCGCGTCAGTGGCCTCGAGGTAAGAGCGTGTGATTCAGAGGCCAAGATCCAGGCGCTCGAGGAGATCATTGAGGATGACGGCGGCATCACAGCCGGTCGCTTTGATTCCATTACCGCAGAGCTTGACCTGCAGCGGGGGCAGGATGATGACAATGCATCAGCCACCATAGAGGGCGCCCTGTCTGGTGATGAGCGGGATCGGGAGAGTAGAAAAGCATTTGGCTCCATCCGCACCGAGCAGAAGGTGATCCTGACTGAGCAGCAGGCTCAGGCCCAGCGTATCACTGACATGAGTGTGAAGTTTGAAGCGAAGGATGCCACCACCCAAGCCAGGATCTCATCCGTTGAGAGAGTGACATCGGATGCAGACTCTGCGCTTTCTCAGCGCATCGACAACATGACTGCCGACTACAAAGATGGCGATGCCAAGGCTAACGCCAGTATCAAGGCGCTGGAGCAATCGAGCGCGTCAGCTGATGAGGCGTTGTCTCTACGGCAGGATCAGCTGGCCGCCAAGCTATCGACTACCACAGCAGAGCTTGCCGCAAACATCACCCAAGAGGAGTCGGCCCGGGTCACCGCTGATGAGGCGATATCGAAAAGGGTAACCGAGGTGGTGGCCCAGTTCAGCGGTGAGCTTGAGGAGTCCAATGCAAGGATCGCGGCCGAGGAGCTGGCAAGGACTACCCAAGATGAGGCGCTGGCCCAGCAGATTCGCACTGTCGATGCCGAGTTCAAGGCTGCTGATACGGCGCTGACTGCATCACTTTCCGAGTCGAGCAAGGCCCTGGCGGATGCCGACAAAGCGCTCGGTGAGCGGATCAGCACCATTGATGTGAAGGTCGGAGAGAACACCGCCAGCATTACAGAACTACATCGTGTGGTGGTCAGCAATGAAGAGTCGCTTAGCCAGCGCCAGGACAAGATGGAATCCGATTTTGATGTCGGGGCTATCAGTCAGGTTGAGGGCGCACTTGCTGGCGATGAGCGCGACAGGGAAAACCGGAAGGCCCGAGGTGTCATCCTCCAGCAACAAAGCACGCTGGCCAACCAGCAGGAAGCACAAGCTCGAACGGTCGAGCAGCTGACGGCCGAGTTCGGCGCTGCCAATGCAGACCTCAAGGCGCAGATCACCAATGAGCAGCTGGTTCGGTCCACGGCCGATGAGGCATTGTCTCAGCGGATCAGTGTTGTTGATGCGGAGTTCAAGGCCGCTGACAAGGCTACAAATGCAGCTGTGGCGGATGAGGTCAGAGCGAGAAGCGATGCGGATAGCGCCCTTGCTGAACGGTTATCCACGCTGGATGCCGAGCTCAAAGGGGCAGATCAAGACCTGAGCGCCAGCATAGATGAAGTCTCCAGGGTCAGCACCGCGGCAAGCAAGTCGATTGCTGAGCAACTGAGCCAGGTGAAAGCTACCGCTGAATCAGCAGGCAACGCCGCTGCCGGGGCCCAGGCCAGTGCAGACGATGCGAAGCAGGGGGTCACCCAAAATACTGCTGCCATCAATAGCGAAACCAAGGCCAGGGCTGACGCAGATTCCGTTCTGGCCAACCAGGTCCAGCAGGTGACTGCAGACTATAAGAGCGCTGATAGCCAGCTCCAGGGGCAGATCACGACCGAATCGAAGGCCCGTGCTGATGCCGATTCTGCCATCGGCGATCAAATCAATACTGTCTCCGCAGTGGCGAACGGGAAGAATAAAACATGGCGGCAATCGACTGCCCCAAGCGCCGGAATGGGAACCGGTGACCTGTGGTTTGATACCAGCAACAATAACCGTCCGTATCGGTACAGCGGCACCGCCTGGGTGGCTACGGACGATCCTCGTATTTCAAGTACGGCCGCAACGGTGCAGACCCACAGCCAAGCCATATCTGACTTGAAAAATGGTGCCCAGGCGATGTGGACCGCGAAGGCGAGTGCCGGGCAGATCACTGCAGGGATCGGGATTATTGCCAAGTCTGACGGCACCAGCCAAATCGCGTTGTCTGCCAGCCAAGTGTTTGTGTTCAACCCAAACAGCCCGAACAAAACGGCCCCGCTTTTTGCGATCGACAACGGGCAGGTGGTCATTGCAGAGGCCATTATCCGCAAGGCCACCATTCAGATCCTGAACTCAGAGAAGATCACCGCCGATTATGTGAAGGCCGGCGTGAGCCTGTCAGCACCCTTCATCAGTGGTGCGGTTATCGACATGGGTAACAGCTACATGTCAGGAGGGGCTGCTGGCTTTGGAAAAGGGGGACCATATGGAGGTTGGTCTTGGACGTGGCACACCATTATTTATGCTGACGGCAGTATTCATACCAATCGATTGAATGCCGATGGTGGAAATATCAAAAATATGACGGTGCGCAACTGCACAATTGAGCAGGATTGCGTTGTGAAGGGGACTGTCTACGCAGATCGGATAGTTGGTGATGTATACGTTGCCAGAGACTATGCCTGCGTTACGCACAGTAAACAGGTTGGCCCAATTATTGTGTGCACTATAAAGGTCAACCAGCCTGTTGGGTTTGCCAGGACGCTCACTATTCCTGCATTGGCGGGACTTGTAGGATGTTCTGTCACTGCTTCGGGGGGCGGCTCAGCCCCTATATCGAACTCTAATACGACGACAATGCAGGTGACAGTGTTAATGGATGGGGTCGTGGTGAAAACGCTGACCGCAACAGCGTCGGCTTATGCGACTTCTAATCCGTCTTCAGGGCCGGTCACAAACGTAAGTGAAGTTGGCACAATCATTGGTGACATCACTATTCCCGCCAATCGTGAACCATCAATAACAATCAGGATTCAGAGGATCCGCGGTGATGGGTGGGTCCGTAGTGATCCATCCCAACACGGGCGAGTTGTGATGTTCAAGCAAGGGGGTTCTCTTTCATGAGGGGATTAGCCCGCATAGCATCCGATACCAACAATCCAAATATCTCCACTGAACTGCAAGACGCCATCCGTAAAGGGATGGCGTTTTTGTTTGTGCGCGGTGCAGATGGTTTTGTACTGAAACCAGTAGTGGAGCAGGGCATTACCGGGGTTCTTGTGTGGATCGGATGGGGTGATGGCGGAGCGCCGGAGCGGCACCTGCCAGAAGTGAAGCGGTTGGCCCGCCTAATCGGAGCTCGCTGGCTACGATTCCACTCCGTGCGCAAAGGGTGGCTCAGGGTAGCGCCAAGAATGGGGTGGGTACGTCAGCCAGACGATGCTGACGGCCTGTATGTATTTCAGATCAACCTGTGAGGTGGGGTGATGGGTAAGGGCGGTTCAAACGAGATCAAGGAAACCGAGGCCCAGAAGGCTGCGGCAGATGTCGCGATGGAGCAGTGGGACATCTACAAGAATGATCTGCAGCAGTATGAAGACATCTTCATGGACAAAGTGGATGACCTCAACGATGAGAAGCAATACGCCAAACTGGCCGGGACTGCGGCGCTGGGTACTGCGCAGGCCTTTGGTGAGGCTCGCGTTGGTTTGTCAGACAGCCTTGCTGCAGGCGGAGTTGATCCAACCAGCGGGAAGTACCAGGAGGCAATGGGCGCACTGGAAACAGATCAAGCTCTGAGCCAGACCGATACTACCAACCGGGCCCAATCCAGCCAGCAAGACAAGTTTGTGGCTGGGCTTAGGGACGTGGTGAGTATCGGTGCTGGTCAGAAGGCGGAATCCCTCGCGGGCATGGGGGATGTGGCAAGCACCAGCCTTCGCAAGGCCACCAATGATGCCCAGACCTCTTTTCAAGATAAGCAGGCGACAGCGGGCTTGGTTGGCACCTTGGCCGGCGGTGCTACTGCATACGGTCTTGGGCAGATGAAGGCCCCCGTTGCTGCTGATAGCAAGAAGATCAGCCCCACGGCATCTGTGCTGCAAAACAAAGGTTATTAAGGGGTAAGTCATGGGATATGCCGCAGACAAGTTCGCCTCGATCACCAGAGAGAGCTATCAGGACTGGAAGAACCGGTTCTATCCGAAGCAACAAGAGCTCATGGAGCTGGCAACCAATGGCCAGTTGCTACGGGATCAGCTTGGCCGGGTGGACAAGAACAACCAGCACTCCCTCGCTGCAGCCAAGCAAGCCACCGATAACCGAATGGCTCGAATGGGAGTGGCAACGAGCCAGAACGCCAACGATAACAGCCAGGGTTTACGTATGGCCCTAATGACGGCAGGGACCGAAAACGGGGTGCGTGAGCAAGAGCAGTCCCGCCAGATGGGCATTCTGACCGGTGCTGATGCTGGGTTGCGTGAAGCAATCAAAACAGGGGGTAAGGCCTGATGGGATACGGGATTCTGGATATTGGTGCCCAAACGCGCCAGCAGGGCATGGCTGGCCTACGAGATGCAGCCAATAGAGAGTCAGAACTTGAGGCGGCCAACAAGGGCCTCAAATCTGCTCGTAAGGCCCAAACGATGAGCGCCGTCGGGACTGGCGCAGCAGTTGGCACGATGGTGATGCCTGGCATCGGTACTGCTATTGGTGCGGGTGTAGGTTTTCTGGCAGACAGTCTGTTTTAAGGGGGAGTAGATGGGTGTTTCAGGGTTGGCAGAAGGGTTCCTGGCTGGTTTCAATACGATGGACCGGTATCAGCGTGGCCAGAAAGACGACGAGCGCATGGACAAGTCAATGAGCCTGCGCGATGCACAGTGGCAGAACGAGCAGGACCGCCAGAAGGTTGCGGATCAGCGGTATCAAGAGAGCGTTGATTACGCCAAAGAGCGGGATGGTCTTGGGGATGCCCGTTACGAGAAAGAGTTCGCGCTTAATGAGCGGCAAGCAAAGTCGGCTGAAGCTCGGGCAAATGCGGCTGAACGCCGGGCTTCTGCCGGCGAAGCCCGTCAACAGCAGGAATATCAATGGCAGACTGAGCAGCGAGACAAGCAGCTATTCCAACAGGAAAACATGCCGATCATCCAATCTGGTTGGCAGGCGGTTTCAGAAGGAAAGGACCCTGGGCAGCAATTCTGGTCTATCGTGCGAGACAAGCGGGCGGGCTCATTCAATCCGGAGCGGTACCTCGAGCCAGAATATGCAGAGGCGGGCAAGACCTTTGTTACCTATGCCGGTAACCTGGTGCGTCAAGCTCAGGATGGCAAGCTGGATCCCTCAACCCCAGAAGGGCATGCACTCATCAATGATCCGAAGTTCATCAGGGCTGCGGGCACTATCTATCGGGACGAAGTATCCAAAGGGGTGGGGGATATCGACCCGGAGAGCGGTAAGACCATCACTGGCAAAGAACTGAGCAATATCATGGTGAGCCCAGATGGGCGCGGTGTTGTGCTGGGGGTCACGGTTACATACGACGACGGCAGCACCGATGTTCGCCCCGTTACTGGAAATCGCACCTCATCCCCTGACGATCACCCCAAGGTGATAGCCATCAATGACTTCTTGAAACCGGCTTATCAGCGTGCGGCCTTGGCAAAGCACATGGTTGGTAATGCTGATCAGTTGCGCACGTCACTTGGCCTGACCGCTGGCCCAGACCAGGCAGAATACAAGAGGGCGGTGACCGACCTTGAGAAGCAGCACGGCCAGAACCGGGCGCGGATCTCGTCCAGTAATGCGGAAGACAAAGATATCCAGCTGGAGGCGCTGGACGCCCAGCTTGAATCGAGCAAAGCCGCCGCAGCTGATACGTATGGCATGACCAGTAAGCGTGAAGAGCCGGCGACCGGAGCCCCCATCAAAGAGTGGACTGGTGGTGATCCTGACCGACTGCAGTTCATCAAAGAGGCAAACCAACATGGCAAGCTCAATGGCCTGCTTGAGAATCCCACCAGAATGAACACCGCTTTTGAGATGTGGCGCCAGCAGGCGACCAAGAAGAAGCAGGCGGATCAGGCCACTGTCACGGCCAATCGGCTGCGTGATACTGAAACCAATGCCTATCAGGCAATGAGCCTGGCGCAGGCCCGCCAGTAGTTGCCTTTACCCACTCCCAGCGTTAGCATCTCCCCATAGTCGGCCAGTGTGTTTATTGGCCAGCACTCCCCAATTCAAGCCCTGAACGGTTCGCCGTTCGGGGCTTTTCTTTTGCCCGAAAGCCGAGGACACCATGGATAAGCCTGGACTGCGTGACGCCCTGCCACAGCCGCAACAATCCGACACCCGTAACGACCAATTTTGGGGCGACCTTGATAGCAGTCTGTCTGCCGTATCTTCCGCCCCGTCCCTCTCCACTGCTGCCCCGGCTCGCAATCTTGATGTGGGGCTCGGCGATCTTGCTCGCGGCGTCGGTGCTGGCGCGCTGGATCTGGTTGGGGGGATCGGTGAGCTTGCCGGTCAAGCCAGTGCCTTCGGCAAAGAGAATGCCGGCAAGCAGGGGGGCGACTACCTGGAGCAAGCCCGAGCAAACATGGCCAGCAAGCTCAGCCCTGTGCTGGACTTGGTTGCCGGGGCCGGTGATCTGGCTAAGTCTGGCGCCGAGTCTCTGACCGAAGGCATGAGCTCTGATGCGAAAGAGGCCATGAACCGCCGGCTTGTTGATGAAACACCGGAAGGTCGTTTGACCATGGGGGACGGGGCGGGTGATATCGATGTCTGGGCCATGAAGATGGCACAAGGGGTTGGTTCCTTGGTGCCAACCCTGCTTGCCGGTGGCGTGACTGGGGTTGCTGCCAAGGCAACCCTGGGCCGTGCCGTGACAGCATCCATGATCAAGCGTGGCGCAACACAGCAGGTGGCAGAGGCCGTGGCCGCTAAAACCGTCTCCAAGCTTGCCACTGGCGCTGCCGTCACAACCGGTGCGACCGGTTCTGTAGGCAGTGCCGGGGTGAATGCCAAAGAGTCAGTGCTTGGCATGAGCTATGACGAGCTGGCAGCGAGTGACACGTTCCGCCAGGCCTTCACCCGTATCGACCAAGATCAGCAAACCCTTCACCTCACTGACGATGAGAAATTGGCACTGGCCAGGGAAGAAACCGCAAATGTGGCCAGTCGTGCGACCATGAGCGATGCCAAGACCTGGGGGGCGGCAGCCATGGGGTCCATGATGGGTGACGCCATGTTGTTCAAGATGTTGGCAGGCAAGGCTGCTGCTGGCGGCATGTTGAAGAGCGCCGCCAAGGGGGCGGTGGGTGAAGGTGTTGGTGAAACTCTCGAAGAGGGTGTGCAGCAATATGCAGTGAATGAGGCGTTAAACGAGGTTGCTGCTGCCGACCTCGACCCGATGAAAGGCGTGGTATCGAGCGCGCTGGAAGGTGGCCTTATCGGTATGGGGACGGGCGGGGCCATGGGCTCTGTCGGAGGTTTGCGGGGCGGCAAGCATGCCAACCAAGAAGAAGAGGTCTCGGCTGACCCACTCATCGAGCCTGCTACGCCGGTGATGGAGGAGGCAACCCCCTTGGCGGACCCCACGCCTGGAGCAGATCCGCAACTGGCTACTGAGCAAGCGCAGACTGTGCAGCCTGATCTGGCCACTGCCGTGGATGGTCTGGCTGATCCACTGCAGGCAAACAGCGAGCAAAACCCACTCGGCCCCAGCCCAAGCCAGTTCGATGAAATGAGGGATGTGCCTGCATATCTACGACAGGATGATACTGCTGACCGGTTCAAGGGTATTGCCGAGGAGAGCGAGGTGCAGGCGGCACTGGCGGAGCCTGCAGCGCTGACGGTGGACGATTTGTTGGCGAAAACTGGGAACCAGACCGGTGATGTCGAGGTAGAAGCTGCCCCGATGCCTGACGAACCGTCACTTGCGATTCCTGATGAGAACGTTGCAGACCCTGGCGTAGGCGCACCACCTCAATCAAAAGGCATGCCTTCTCCACCTCTGATAGCTGAACCTGCGGCGGCTTCGCCTAGAGATGCCACTATCGGCGTACTTCAGACACTGCGGATCACCAAGCGTGGCAAGCCGTTTACCAGTGAAAAAGAAGCCAAGTTGGCCAGCCGTAAGACCGAAACTCCGGTACCGCTTAATAGCGGCGGCTTTGGTGTGGCCGAGATCGCCGAGGTGGAACAGGTCAAGGGCCAGCAGCCCAGTGCAAGCCAGCCGCAGCCACTTGCTCCCGCATTCGATACCGGCTACCGCGAGGTGATCCCCGTCAATCAACCACAAACAGAGGTGAGCAATGAGCCAGTTACCCCAGTACCTGCAATCGGCAGTGAAGGACAAGGTGATCAGCCTGGCGCAAGCTTGCCGGTTGCAGCAGTCGCTGAACCGGCCACTACCCGACTCACCGAGCGAACTGGAACCAGAGATCCGACAGATCTCCCTCCTGCTCTACCTGTACCAGATGGACAGCAGCAGAATGAGCCAACACTGACAACCCCGGCCACCGATGCCGGGGTTGCTGTTTCTAAGCCCGCAACTTCGACGCCCTGGACAGGTATGGTCGATAACCCTGACGGGACCCTGACCTTGAAGGGGGAGGTGCCCGCCATCAAGCAGTGGGCCAAGGATAACGGTGTGAAGGCTATCCCACTGCGGGATGGCATGGTGGTCGCCAAGCCGTCTGTGGCCAAGGTGCGGGAGTTCGCCATGTCTGCCGCCAGCGAGCCGGTGCAGCAGATCGAAGCTGCTCGTGCCGACGTAGCGCTGGAGCCCACCGAGGCGCAGAAGGAGGCGGGTAACTACAAGAAAGGTCACCTCACCTTGCAGGGGTTGGATATCGCGCTGGAGAACCCCAAGGGCTCAACTCGCTCCGGTACCGATCAGGATGGCAAGGCGTGGCAGTCAACCATGGCCCATGACTACGGCTACATCAAGCGCACCCTTGGCGCCGATGGTGATCACGTTGATGTGTTCATCGGTGACCAGCCGGATAGCGAGACGGTCTTTGTAGTGGATCAGGTGGACCCCAAGAGCGGAAAGTTTGACGAGCACAAGGTGATGATGGGGTTTGCCGACGAGGAGGCTGCCCGGGAAGGCTATCAGGCCAACTACGAACAAGGATGGCAGGGGCTGGGCTCCATCAAGGCAATGCCAGTGGCGGAGTTCAAGCACTGGGTGAAGAAGGGGGACACTGCATCGCCTATTGCCAACCAGCCTATGAACAAACCAGTCAAGGCGGTCAGCTTCTCCAAGCAGGCTATGGCTCAGGGGGACAAGCCAGTCAAACATCTGACTCGTAAGGAGGCTGAGCTGGTTTCCCATGGTTGGTTTAAGCAGTACCAAGGGGCGAGTGGCATCAATGTGCAGATCCACGCCACACAGGCAGAGCTTGAGGGTGCCCTGGGGCTCGATGCCAAGGAAGGGCTGATCCGGCGGGCAGCGTTCGATGACGACACCGGCTCACTGCATGTGGCCGCCGATACGATTTCTGACCCCAAGCGGATGCGCGAGATCCTGCGCCATGAAGTGCTGGCCCACTATGGCTTGGCCAATGTGCTTGGCGATGGGGAATACACCAAGTTGATGAGCCGCCTGATCCAGTCCAAGAAAGATCCAAGCATGAAGGAGGTATGGGACTGGGTAGACACTCATTATGCCGATGAGGACATTGGTACCAAGGCTGAGGAGGTTGTTGCCCATCTTGCAGAGCTGGAGCAGAGCGCCTGGCGTCGTGGTTGGGATAGCGTGGCTGCTTGGGTAACTCGGGCACTGCGTGCTGTTGGCTTTGTGCCAGAGGGGATCACTGCTGCTGAGACGAGAACCCTTATCGAGGGGCTGGGCAAGAAGATGAAGCGCGGCGGCCCTGATGATAGTGGCCCTGATGGCGGCAAGAAGTTCAGCCAGGAGGAACAGCCAGCCAAGAAGGGCGGCATCAAGATGAGTCAGACCAGCACAGCAGCTGACAAAGCCATGGAAAAGCTCAACCTGGGGCCAAAGCCTGACATCATCGACAAAACCAAGGCCAACTTGGACAAGCTGCGGGAAGTGGATCGCGGCGTGGTCAAGTCCTGGGTGGACAGCTTCATCAAGAAGGCTAACACCGAGGTACTCGATGCGTTGGCTCCCATCAAGTATGCCGAGGAGGCTGCAGGCATAACTGATGCGGCGGATTCCGGCTATGTGGCTGCACGCATGGCAACCGGGGCGGCTTCCACTATGCAGGCAACCATGCTCTATGGTCTGCCGGAGTGGAAGGACGGCGTGATCCAGCGCAAGGCTGGCACTGGGGAGAAAGATGCATTGCTCGGCATCTTCTCTGATCTGGGGAGCGACCTTCACAACTGGCTTGGCTGGATGGCTGGCCACCGGGCAGAGATCCTGCTGGCGCAGGGGCGTGAGAACTTGCTCGATGCCAATGACATTGCAGCGCTCAAGGCCCAGGGCAAAGGCAAAGAGGCCAAGTTCATGGAGGCCAAAACCCGCTGGAACCGCCTCAACGCCGCTACCTTGGATCTGGCGCAGGAGGCAGGCCTGTTTACCCAAGAGGCACGGGCCGAGTTCGAAAGTGAGTGGTATATCCCTTTCTTCCGTGAATCTGATGATGGCGATGTGATCGCCCCATTCAAGCCGAGGGGCGTTGCCAACCAGAACGCCGGAATCAAGAAGCTCAAGGGGGGCGAGGCCAACACCAACGACCTGCTCGAGAACATCTTTACCAGCACCAGCAAGCTGATCGACGCCTCCATGAAGAACATGGCGGCCCAAAAGACCGTCTGGAATTTGGCAGAAACCGGCATCATCGAGGTAGTCGCCAAGCCCAACATGATGGACTGGCGTGCCCTCAAGAACGGGAAGGACCTGATCACCGTAAAGATGGAGGGGGAGGACTACATGATCCGGGTTGAGGATCCGGACCTTTATCGTGCCATGACCTTCTTTGATCGCAAGCCTTTCGGCGCCATGGTCAACGTGGCTGCCAAGGGGAAGCGCCTGCTGACGGCCGGGGTCACCGCATCCCCCGAGTTTATGCTTCGCAACTTCTTGCGCGACTCCCTTTCCAGTTGGGCAATCAGCAAGGATGGTTTCAAGCCGGTGATCGGCTCTATCCGTGGGGTGAAGAAGACTCTGGCGATGGATGGTAGCACCATTGATGTCATGTTCAGCGGAGCCAGTTTCCTGGGGGGCTACGTCAACGGCAATGACCCGGGGGCGATGGCCGATACCGTGCGCAAGTCGCTGCGTCGCAAGGGGATGACACCGGAGCAGATCGCTCGTTATGAGAAGTCCATTATCCGCAATGCGGCTCATGCCAAGGGCGTTGTGGCTGACGTGTGGGAGAAGTACAGCAGACTTGGTGAGGCGGTTGAGAACGGCAACCGTGAGGCTGTATATGATGCAGCCATCAAGGCAGGCAAGAGCCACGCCCAGGCAGCCTTTGAGTCGAAGGACCTGATGGACTTCTCCATGTTGGGGGCGGCCCGCGGCATCCAAGGGGCCGCTATGGTGCTGCCATTTTTCAATGCCCGGATCCAGGGCTTGGGCAAGCTTACGCGCGAGCTACGCGACAATCCGCGCGAAATAGCGAAGCGTGCCGGCATGATCACCGCAATGTCGCTCGGGTTGCTGGCTGCTAACTGGGATGATGAGCGGTATGAGGAGCTGCCCGATTGGGACAAGGATGCCAACTGGCATTTCTTTGTCGGCGATCAGCACTGGCGGATCCCCAAGCCGTTCGAGATCGGGGTGATATTTGGCACTATCCCTGAGCGCATGGTGCGAGCCCTGGGCGACAAAGATACCGGCGCCCAGTTTGGCAAGGCTGTGGCTCGGGCAATCGGCGATACCTTCGCCCTTAACCCGACCCCGCAGATCGTCAAGCCGATGGTGGAAGCCGCTTTCAACTATGACAGTTTCCGAGGTGGCCCTATCGACAGCCCGCAGGATCTGGCCGTTCGTGCCGAGGCGCGCTACAACGAGCAGACCAGCTTGCTGATGCGAGAGCTGGGCGAACTTTCAGGGTTGTCCCCCAAGCAACTGGAACACCTGGTGATCGGCTATACCGGTACCATGGGCAGCTATGTAATGGCTGCTGCCGACGGCATGATCCGTGCCGGCACACCAGGAGAATCCGCCAGCTGGCGCGCCGATGAGATCCCTCTGGTTAAAGCTGTGTATCGTGGCACCGGGCCGGCCAAGTCCACCCAGCATATGGAAGAGTTTTACCGGATGTTGAACGAGGTCAACCAGCTAAAGCGCACAGTTGACCAGTACCGCAGCGAAGGGCTGACTGACAAGGTAAACGAGTTGCTGGAGGAACAGGGCGGGATCTTGAAGTCACGGCGCAGCCTGAGCCGCACTCAGCAGCAGGTCAGGGTGGTGCGCAACAAGATTGAGCTGATCCAGCGCGACAAGACCATGGCAGCAGAAGAGAAACGACGTCGCATTGATGAGCTACTGGCCCGTCGGAATGACCTAGTGTATCAGGCAGTCAACAAGAATCACTTGTTCTGGGAGGAATGACATATATGATGCTCATATGACGACTATAGTTTTATTGGGGTATCAATGGATTACGTTAATCATTGGAATCAACTTTTTCATATATATAAGCGCTGTAGCCGTATTGGAATGCTGCGGCGCAATGGGCATGCTAAATGGTATTGGTTAGGAATTTCATTATATGCAGCTATTTCACTCCTTGTATTTTTGGGTACTTATGGCGATACATATAATATAGTGATAACCATTGTTGTAGAGTTCATGACTGCATTTATTGTGGGCTATGTGCTCTCGTGGAAAAATGGAAGGGAAGTTATAGATTGCTCATCATTTCCAGTTTCCGAGCGGGAGTTATATGCTCGTTATCGCATGTTTAAGGAGGATTTCAAATCAAACAAGACTTTATCTAACTTACCAATAGATGATCTTCTAGCGTGGAATGATGCTAGGTTTAAGAAACTAGATGTATCAAGTGTGTTTCACAACCCAATATTTATATTGATTTTGTCAGGGGTTGTATCTTTAGTTGCATCTACTGAACTAGTAAAAGGTAATAGTGGTTTTATATTGGTTCTTTTTGTATTTTTCCTTGGTGGGATTGTTCCATTGCTATGGCTATTGCAAGATTATTTGTATTCAGAGAAAAAGCAATATTTTAATATATGTAAGTTCTTAAAATGGATAGAACTTGATAGCAAAGTTGTTGAAGGCAACTCCGACCAGAATTCCGGCCCTAGATTGTCAATTTGTGATGTAAGTAAAATCAGGCCTTTCTATAGAAGGAAAAGGCTATGTGGTTACTGCTTGCGCTAGGGTGCATGGTGCTGGCGCTCAAGGCGTTCAGTTTCAGCTTCACACTTGCATTGATCCCTGCAGCAATCGGGTGTTGGTGTTTCAGCAAATCTGACAGAGAGAGTCTGGAGAACTTCATGGCTTTCGCATTCATCATCTGTCTGGTTGGCTTTGCCCTGAACATCCTCGTTAACATCTGGTGATCCTGGGTACGACGTTATGTCATGCCATTTGATTAGAGGGGGCCGAGGTCCCTTTTTGAATACCCAAAGTGGTCCAAAAATGGTAGATTCCCAAATGCAGCTGTATATCCATACAGCTCTTCACAGCCGAGAGGCTGAGAAAGAACGGGAGACAGTAGATGGAATCGCCATTAGGTGAACTAGAAGAATTTATCGAGACATTGGATCTAACACCCCAGGAGGAGGAAAGATTCGAGCGTATTCTTGAAAGACTCCGCGATGGAGTCGCTGCGTTTAAACGCTGA